GCTACTGAGTGCGTGGCGATACACCCTGCCTCAATGAACGCCCCTTGGATTCTGGCTAATGGGAAATCTGCCCCGCCCGCGTCATACCAAATTTCGATAGAGTCACTCCCAAACAGCCAGGCCTCTCTGTGGTCGATAATCAGCGAAACAAGGTTATCAGGTGCACCTTCTGCGCTGGCAAACTCAAGGGCATCTATACTGGTCCCATCAAGCAGGGCTGTAACCCAGACTTTCTGCGTTCCCGGCTGGATGAAAACAAAATACCCGTCAAGATAGCCAACTTTCGGTGCGCCAGGGAAATCTGTATCGGGGATCAAACTCAAAGTTCCGCTGGTCAAGCTGTAAATGTAACCAGCCGGATTACATGCTATGAAAAGCTGTGTTCCGTTATCTGCCATAGAGACAGGCCCAGAGCCAGCAACGGGGCCGAGGTCTACAACCGCCCAATTCGTGCCGACCTGATACAGCCGGGAGCCAGAAACAACATAGCCGCTTGTCGCATTTACCCTGTGCGCCCCCCTGATCGGCCCTGTCCCTGCTGTGGCAAGGAGCCGCAACCCAGGCGCACGGGTCAGGAAGCCAAGCTCTTTCCCGCCCTCTGGCACGGCCTCTGGGTACAAATTGATCATCCTGTTATCTGCGGCGTTGACGCTACGTGCTGCGTATGATCCGCCGAGAATTGGAGTGCGCATTTAAATATCGCCGGTGTAGATATTAAACCGCTGTTTTCCCATCAAAAACGCGGGCAAACTCATAACGTCCTTTGGTGCATTCTGCCGCTTCAAATTGCGCTTCGACACCATTGCAAGCCTCTGAACAGACGCGGGAGGCTCTACCCCAAACTCTGCTGCAATTTCACATGCCAAGTTGAACTTGAACGCCCTTTTGTAGCCGGGGGGGAAACTCAGGGTGGTTGTCAATGTCGCAGGCTGCGAAAGCTCGTCAACCGACACAATGTGGAATTCAAGGGAGCTGGTCGGCACAGGATAAACGGTCATGGTTGCGTCTGGCATGTCCATGTTGATCCATAAAACCTGCGGGTCCGTGCTGGTCGCGGTCTTTACCGCAATACCATTGTATTGCTGCTGGTTGATGATGCTAATCCCGGAGGAAACCCCGGCAGAGTCATTAAAGTATGTCGAGTCATCCAGAGATATTGGCCTAACCCCCACAAAATCACCAGACGGGCCAATGGTGCGAGTCGCCGTGTTTGCTGGCCACGTAAAAACCTGATCTTGTGTGGCGTAAATGCTCAGCCGCTCGGTAGACCACGAATCCAGCATCTGGTTGAATGCGTCCAGTGCGTCGTTCAAGGTGGCCGCTGTGGCTGTCTCCCCCTCGGCAAGCTGGCCGATGAGGCGAAGGGCGGAGGTGATCTGGTCTTTTGCCGTGGTCATGTTCAAGCCCTACGGTTATATTGGCGCTTTTTGGCTGGTTTGTCCTGGACAACCGGCCCTTCTTTGACCTCTTCAACAGGTTTTTCTTCCTGCGGCCCCGCTGGTTGCTCAAGTACTGTTGGGTCGAACCGTTTCCAGCCCTTGCTTTCATCCCAGGCCGCTTCTTGCTCAGAAATAGCAACCTTCCCGCCATGTTCCGCGTGTTTCAGGTAAATTACTGACATGCCTCCTCCTTATGAACAAAAGGGGGATTGCTCCCCCTCTATTATTCCTCTTCTGGCTTGTTTAGAGTGTCCAGCAGTACATCAAGCAAGGCAAGTGCCCCCTCTGCTTGACGCAAGACTGAATATGCCTGATCCTTTCTTGCCAGAATTTCAGCCCTTTGTTTTTCTAATTGCTCAAAAGTAATCTTCATACAATCAAGCCAAGGAAGTAGTGTCGCACAGGGGGATATACCAAGTGGTTCCACCAATCCTCACCTTAAGTCTCGCTTGGGCCGTTGCCACCTGTTCACTCACTTGGTCATACAGCCCGCCAGAGGTGTCTACAACCCCACCACCAAGCTCAAAGAAATACCCATTGGTGTTGAAAGTTGCCGAATCATCCGTCACATTCCCGTACAGGAAAGAGGTTGCAGTACCGACCGCCGCCCCCGACCCAAGGGTAATCTCAGACTCAATCGGGGCGTAAGTTCCGCCCGTAGTGCCTGCGGACATTACTAATTCCCCGACAACGGCGGAGCCGAGACCAGAGGTGCTACCGTTGGCCCCATAGGTGACTATCCCTTTGAGGGCATTTGACCAACCGCCCAAGGCCACATCGGTATCAAGTGAAAACTTGACCCGCCCGCCTGTTGCCCCTGCCCCCGTTAAGGTAGTTCCCAAAGTAAACGGCTCGACATTGCCGACCGTTGCGCTTGATACCGTCCATGCAAGCATTTTGTTTGCATCGGTGGTTAAGGTTTTTGACGCCTGCGCTGTACCAGGGGTAATACCGTCAACATAGCCAAGCTCCGTGCCGCTCAAAGTGCTCCCGCCCACAACGGCGGTCGTGCTCGTCATGGTGGTAAAAGTTGCTGCTGCCGGGGTTGATGCTCCAATCACAGAATTTTCGATGGTAGACCCATCCAGATTCTGGTCTCGGAATGCAACCCCTATTGATTTTGTGTCGCCCATAATCTTGTTCCTTTGGTAAGCCCCCTTTCGGGGGCGGATTGTTTAGCTTGCCCGGTACATGGTCCATGCGCCCGTGCCGGTCTTTCTGGCGCGAAACACGCCGGAAGAACCAGCCGAGGTGGTAATGGGCAGCGTTACCATGCCGGAGAGCGTCCAACCAGTGCCGACAACCATAGTGATAATGCCGCTGGAAGTACCCAGGTTGATTACGTGCAGGTCAAAGGTGCTACCAACCTTGGCGTTCACCAGAACGGCCTCTGTGTCCGCTACAGTAGGCAAGGTGTAACTTGCAGCCGAGGTGCTGGGGTCGCCAACCAACACACCGCCAAGAATCTGGGCCGTGGTCAGAGTTGCCGTCGATGTTGCGGTTTGGGGCGCGGGCATAACCCCAATTTTCAGTTCATTTAAGTTGCCGTCGCCGATCTGCTGGCCACCGCCTACGCTAGGAATTGCCATGATATAACTCCTTGTCCAAATTTTAGTGATTAGCCCCAGATACGACAGGCAAACTCAGGCCGGATAACTTCGGACCCGTACAGGACATCAATACGGCAAGGCAGCCGGTCGTTATTGATGTCATACTGCCGCACGATACGCAGGGAAATGCCGTTATGCACCTGCCGGGAGGCCATATCAACGCCATTGGGCATCAACAGGTCGGCGGTTGCCAGGGTGATAGCGTTCTTGTGGTAAACAAGGTTCTGCGGGTACACGCCGGAGCTGGAACCCATGAAGGTGATAACGTCACTGGCAGTCGGGAAGCGGTTGACGGTAGCAAGGGCCTGATCGCTCATGTAGATCGAGGGAGAGATAGCCAGGGTGCCGGTGGTGGTGCTGGAAATATCCAGGTCAGCCGTTACGACAAACTGCTGCAAGCTGCCGGTGCTCTCTCTGGTCTGCGGGTTCACCCCGTAGACGTTTGCAATGGTGAACACATCGCCTTGCTTGAAGGTCGGGCTGCCATTGGTGAAGGAAATTGCCAAAGTCGTTGCGCCGTTTACAGAGGTGGTCGCAACAATCGGTGAAGTTGGGCTGGTCCCACGGGTCAGGCTGGAAATGTTCTGGCTCATGTTGACCTCAGAGAAACCAAGAACACCCTCGCCCATCATGCCGCTCTTGAACTGTGCGGAAATGGTGCCAGTGGGGTTGAAAAAGCCCTTCATGCCCTCGACCAACTGCGCGTTGGCTGCCGGGTTTACGGTGGCGTATCGGGGAGACATGGGGGCGGCCATTTCGTTGAGCTTCTGCTGTGCCTGCAACAGCACAAGAGAAGTCGCCGGAGTGGTGCCGGGGGTGCCAACAGAGTTGTAAATCTGCTTGAACGCACGGGCGCAAACATCGTTGTCCACGCTGGTAGCAAGCTGAGAAATGCGGGGTTTCAAGATCTTGTCCGCGAAATCGTCAAGGCTCATGGTCAGCTCGGCGGTAGTGAAGTTCACGCCGATATGCTTCTGGCTGGAAACGGTCAGGGTGGTGTACTGCTGGTTCTCGTCCTGCACACTCAGGGCCGCGCCGTCAGTTACCAGTGCGCGGTCAGGTTTACGAATGCGGAGAGTGGAGCCGATCTTTGCGCCTTCTTTTGCAAAAGAATCGTCATACTCCCGGTTGATGTTCCGAATCACAACGGATTCGTTTTCCAGGATTTCCAGGGACTTCCTGGTGATCATGTCAATGGTCAAATTGGAATTTGCCACGGTTTAACTCCTTATCTTGCCGCCTGCGCCTTCTTGATCTGTCTCGCACGTTCTGCGGCAATCCATTCCGATGTGCTCATGGCCTTGATTGATCTGGGGTCCGTGGTATCGTATGTCTTGCCTGCGGTCTGCGTGTTTACAGGGTTAATAGGCGCGGGGGCGCTGGTTGTTTTCTTTGCGGGCGGGTCGCTGGCTAGTTTCGCCTCGATCTTCCCAATTTCTTTTGCCTGCATCAGCGGTCCAAGCTGTGCGATACGGGCCGCTTCTTTCGGGTTCAGCCCAAGGTGATACAGAATATCGGGGCCGATTTCGGAAGAGGTGATCGCTTCGGCCATTACCTGTGTCACCGGCAACCGGGGATTTTTTGCGACCTGATCGAAGTCGGCATATTTCTCTTGTGCCTCTTCAACTCGATCAAGATATGCGTCCTCCGTAGCTGCCCTTGCTTTTTCCGCTTCTCTCTTCTCAACTAACTGAGCCGCCTTGTATTCTGCCATTGCTTCCAGGTGGGCCTCGGGGTTCTCGAAAGCCTCAGGCGTGGGGGCTTCTGTCGGAGGTGCCTGTGTGTGCTGCTCTCTTGCCCATTTTCTCTGCTCACGGGCAATTCTTTTACCGATTGCTGCGTCAAGCTCCGCCTGGGTAAAGGTCTTTTCGGCGGTAGTTTCCGGCTCTGATACTTCGGGTTCAGGGGTGGCCGTGGGTTCCTGTTCCGGCGCGGGTTCAACCGCTGGTACTACATCTTCTTCGCTCATGGTTTAATCCTTTTGTGGATTCCTAGCGTGCCGTGCTAGTCCGGTTACTCGTAAATAATGGTGCATGCAATGGTGTTCGCAAGCACGACATACAGCCCCGTGTTGAACGATACTCCGCCGTCATCCCCGCTGAGTTGGTACATGGTGGCAGCCGCCGGAGTGAATACGGCAAGGATCGGGTCCGTTGTCCCTGCCAAAGCAGAATCATAAACAGCGATGGTCCCAGAGGAAGTAGAGCTTACAAAGATGCCCTTGATCTTCCCGGCCATGTTCTTAACTTGAGAGGTTGCCGTGATAGCCTTGTAGTTTGCCATTTTCTACCCCAGGTGTTTAAGTTTGTAGATTATTCGCCTTCGTATTGGTCGGGAGCTGGTTCTTGCGGTTGCATGGGCTGCTCTTCCCTCATAGTTCCCACCAAATCCCCATTGGTCATCATCCCGTGGATGGTGCCAAGCACAATGTCTTGTATCTGATCCTCGCCCAATCCGGCCTGTACCTGTGCGAGCCTACGTGTTTCCGCCTCATACTCGGCAACCCGTGCCTTGCTCTCAATCTCAAAATCTTTTCTTTCCGCCTCCCTGGCCTCAAAACTGTTCTGAATGTTCTGTAACATCCCGGACATTTGCTGCATTTCCTGACCCATGGCCTCTATCTGCTGTTGTGCCTGGGCAAGCTCCGGGGTCACATCATCATCACCTAATAGTTTCGGATCAATCGTCTTGGCAAACCGCTCCGCCATTTCAGTTGCCCCAGGCCAATCCATATTCTTGATGAACAAGTCGCCGGCAACCGCCCAAAGCTGCGGATTGCCTTGCAGTAGTTGCGCCATCGCCTCAAGCGATTCTTGCCGCTTGGTCATGTAGCTCGGCCCGGTGGTCACGCACACGTCGTATTTGCCGATGCCTGGATTATAAATTTTCTTGATTACTGCGCCGGTGCCCTGGTCCTTGAACTCCTTCACCGGCTCGGCTTGGGTCGGGTCAATCATCGCGTTGTCGGTCTCACCGTCAAGGCCGATAATCCGGGCAATTCTCTGTGTGTCGTAAATCTTGGGGATCAAATCAACAATCTGCCGGGTGCAGTGTCGTACCGCACGGGCTAAATTGTCCACATAGTGGTACGTGCCTGTGTCGCTCTGCCGCTCTCTGGCTATGATCGCCTTGCCGGACTTCTCGTTAGTTCCCGCGCCTAAAGAGTCGTCGTATTGTCCGGTGGTGGACTTAATATCGTCGCTGGCCCCCATTTTTGCCTGGATAAGCCCGTTTTGGGCCATGGGCGGCATTGCACGTTGGGGCAGCGGCATTGGTTTGCCGAGGCCGTCTGTTACATCAGCATTGACCTCGAGATACGGCCAATTGGTGGTGTTGGCAGTCTTCCATTGCTGCTCGTATCCCTCAAACTGCCCGGAATATCCAATGAAGGGTGCCTTGGGGGCCAGCGCAAGCATTTCCGCCTCTTGGCTAACCCAATAGTTGTACATCCGTTGTGGGTCTTTGGCGTTGCGGACCAACCCAGAAATGTAAATCTGGCCGTCAATCTCGTATTCGTTGCCGATAACACGGATAATCGGTATCCACCTACCGGCCCATTCCCTTTCTTCCAACACCTCAAAACCGTTGGTCTTGATCCACCGAATTTTCTTTACTTCGACTTTCCGGGTGTTGGTAACAGCAACGCCAAAACTCTCAAGCTCTTTGGCTTCTTTGGAGTCCGAAAACGCCGTCATGCCGTTGCCGTACATATTCAGCGTCTTGCTAGTGTAATCTGTCCAAAAATACTCGGCAATCCTGATAGTATCGTCACCAAGCCATGCGCCTAACGACTGATCGCCAACCCCTTCAGCTTGCAGTGAGGTAATGGGCTTCGCGTCCGGCCACGATCTTTCATAGTCGTCTTGTGGCATGTCCTGGGTTATAAATCCCCACCTAGCATCCGCGCCGGTTGGGTCTTGGCACGTTGGGTCGAGGTACACGCCGAACGAATTGCGGATGCGGCCTATCTTGATATCTTGGTCAAAGGTATCTTCGTCGCAATAGTCGGTGAGAATGCGGAAGTAGCCCTCGCCAAATGTGACCTGGGCTTCACATGCCGTATCATATGCGACATCAGCATCAGAGATATACTCAATGTGACGGACAATCCCGTCCAGTATCTCGGCAACCTGGAGGTCTGCCTTGTCATCTGCCGGGATAACCTTGCCGCTTGGCCGATTCTGTCGCTGATCGTTGGTTACTTGCTTAATGTGCTGCGGAAGTTTGTTGATAGTGAGGCATGGCCTAGCACTACCGGCCTGCCCGGCAGAAGAGCCACGGGTTGACAGCACATCTGAAGGCCACTGCCACTGATTGTCTGGAGAGCCAGCAGCAAAGCGCAGATCGTCCAGCTCATCCTCGCGGGAGTCTGCATAAGCTCCCATTGCGATCTTGAGCCGTTCCCGCGCGGTGTCCAAGAGGTCTTTGTGGTCTTTCATGCACCCATCCAGCTTGTTGCGCCGACATATGGCATCCGAACATCTGGGAGAATCTTTCGTTTAATCGTGTTGGCCTTTCTTACACCCTCGCAGGCATAGCGCAGAGCGTCGATAATGTGGTTGTTCTTATCCTCAATCTCCGGCAAAATCTCTTCAGTAAGACGGTCTCGCTTGTAGCTGTATGTATTCAACTCGTCAACCAGATGCGTACACCTAGGATGAACAACAATGTCGAAGGACTGCAAAAACGCTATCCCTTCCTCGATGCTGTTCTTCCCCTTCTGCGCCGCCTGAATCTTCGGGTATCCGTTCTTCGCCATGTAGCTTATTGTTTCTGGTCTTGCTGAGTCTGCCCGGATAAACCATTTGCGCGACTCAGGCACCCGGTCAAACAAATCGGGGAGGTTGACAATCTCGCACCCGATCATGTATGCCTCATAATCAACGTACAGCCGGTTCCCTTCCAAAGAGCAGCGGATAAGGGTCGAAGGGTCCACCGAGTATCCCCAATCTGCACCAAGACGATAAATCGTTCCGGCTGGCCGTTCAAATTCCTCAATGATCCAGTTCTTGAATATGCGGGCTTCGCTGTTACGCCTGTACTCCCCAAGCCATACATGCGAGAACTTGTCGGAGTCTCTAGACTGATCGTACTCCAGTTCGTCCCTCAACACATCGGGCAGCCAGGGGTTGTCGCTGTAGTTTGCCCTCACTACAACCGCGCCCGGAGGCAGAGAATCGCCACGCAGTAACTTCTCTATCGGGTCTTTCTCGTCGTCCGGGTTCCAGCTAAACCACATTTCGCTATTGGGTTTCCGAATCGTGGGCCGGAGCAGGTCAAGGCTTTTCTGACTGGCTGCCTGCGCTTCCTCAAACCATGCCCGGCCAAAGCCCTCCAGAGACTTGATCGACTCAGCCGTGTGGTTCTGCATACCCTCGAAGATTATCACCCCGCCACGCTTGGTCAGGATGCGCCTGTCTTGCACCTCAAAGTACGCCCCGGCGTTCATTGACTCGATCTTGTGTTCCAATAGCTTTTTCACGGAAAACTCAAGGCTCTTGAGCGTTTCCCGGAGACACACGTTGTCGAGCTTCGCGCTGATATTCTCCTCAATCATCAAGTCAGCAAAGAAATTGCTCTTGCCTGATCCACGCCCACCATGTGCACCCTTGTATCGTGCCGGGGCCAAAAGTGGTTCAAAGACAGGGGCGGTTTCGATGATTAGTTCTGACATTTGCCTAACATACACCCCTGGGAATTTCGAATACTTTTGTTGATTTTATTCAACTTTTTTTGCTCCATTTTGGGGCTTTATTTAACGATCTTGCGGATAATCTCCGTAAACTCTATCGCGCCACCGTCTTTCCCGGTCACTTGCATCGGTAATACTTTGCCCACCAGGGCCATAAACGGGCCGGGATGCGCCAGGGCTTGCCTCTTGAGATACTCTTCTCCACCGCCTTTGCCGCCTGCTGCGTTGAGTGCGCCGAGGATCATTTCCTTAAGGTCTGTGGTGATCTTGTTGGGAACGCCCTTCTTTCTCCCGGCTCCCTTCGGGTTTTTCCCCGTCATAAATTTAACCCAATTGTTTTTTAAACAAAAAGCCCCGGCCTACCACTGGATCATCCAGCAGCAGAGCGGGGCTATTAAGCACAACTCGTTATTATCGCACAGGGCTAAAGCACGGTGCTTATTTACCTGACTTGCCCAGATTGTACTCTTTTTCAAGCAAAGATGCAAGCATTTTCGCCACTTGCCATAATATTTTTGCTAGTTTGTATTCGGGCATGATCAGACACGGGGCCG